AGATATGTCTCAAAATGAACTTGACAAAATGCTTTTTATACTGGATAATTTAGATAGGGGTGATAAGAATGAACGTGGTGGTTCAGGGGACTAAAGAGTTTTCAGACTATAATCTATTTCTACGTGCTATGGGTGTTGCCATGTCGGGCATGGGCGAAGAAGATAAAGAGTTAAACATTTATTCCGTAGGCCCCGTTAAAATCAATATGATGGCAATGGAGTTTGTTAATCTCTCGGAGAGAGGGATGAAGGCACGTGGTAAAAAAATTAAATATTACATGGTTCCCTTTTCATGGGTAGAAGAAAATATGGAATACATAAATTACTTTGCGTTTATGAGTAAACCTAAAGAATCGGTATCCAAACTAATAGCAAAAGCAGAATTACAGGGCAAGGAAGTAGGGATATTTAGATACTAATGACACAACAAGATCCTAGATTTTTTTGTTACAAAGAAGAATATTTTGGTGGCACTGAGTACATGGCTAGATACTTTCATCAAAACGTTGCCCCATTTCTACCTCAACTAAAAAACTATAACTGTTTAATTTTACCAGGACAATTAGATACACAATACAATCAGCTCATATTGGAGCAGAAACAAATAATTATCTGGCTTCATAATCTAGTAGATCAGTTTGGAATACAGCTGTATCTTTTGTTTACAGATAAAAGATTTTTAGATAAGATTAAATATATCATTACAGTTTCTGAGTATCACAGACAAGACGTAATTGCAAAAACAGGTATAGATCCAAGCAAGGTAATTGTAATATATAATGCAATTGCACCAATTGAGAATGATCTAGGTAGATTTAAAGATGTTGACATACCAGAAATAATTTATACATCTTCTCCAGGTCGGGGACTTGAGGTTGGCCTGAGTGCACTATCATCTCTTGATGTTGATTTTAGATTAAATATTTTTAATGAGATTGTTCCAGACTTAATTAAAATAAACCCAACAAACAAAAAAATACTACAAGATCCAAGGTTTTACTTCTATGGCAAAACACCTCATAGAACAGTTCTAGATCATATGTCCAAAGCACACATATTCATGCACACAAGCAATTGGCATGAAACATTTTGTCTATCTCTTGCAGAAGCCTTAAGTGCTAACTGTTTATCAGTTTATAGCACCTATGGTTCATTAAAAGAGATTGGAAGTGGCTATGGCATTTCATATGATATAGAGGGCAAAACAAATGACGAACATGTAGAAATATTTAAAGAAAAAATAGTTTCTGCAATTAACATAATAAGAGAGGGCTCGTTTGATCCAAAAGATCAAGCACAACATATAAATCAAAAGTTTTCTTGGGATGTATTCAAGAATTCTTGGATTGACTTTTATGAAAAGAGAATATAGTGATTATAAAAGATTTAAATAATATGGAAACAATAGTTTCCAAAAACAAAAATCTTAACTGGATTGGTTGGGATGTTGCAGATCGCCGTCGAACAGAGGCTGGTAGAACTGCTATAAACGGTGTTAGAGTCGATGGTCAATGGTACGTCCAGACAATTTATCCACTTACTAGCAACGGATGGGATATACCGAATAAATATAGGATGTAAACATGAAGCAGCACCTTTGGAAAGATGATGCTTTGTGTCTTGGATCAGATACAAATGTTTTTTTTGATAAATATGAAGAGCAGCCAGAGACAAGAGAGTTTGTAGATTCTTTATGTCGAACCTGTCCAGTCGTCAGACTTTGTTTTGCAAATGGTATTTCTGGTAAAGAGTGGGGAATCTGGGGTGGAGTATACTTAGAGGAGGGGGAAATCTCTAAAGAGTTTAACAGTCACAAGACTAAGAAAGACTGGTCTTATGTCTGGGAAGCAATCACAATGGGGTAATTATGTATACAGATAACATGAGTCGAGCCTTTCATGCTATACCCGCGCCTAAAAACTTTTCAATAAATATTATTGACAACGAGCACTTCCTTACGATAAAATTAAACGAGAAGTCTTTCTTGCCATTAACGCATGACGAGAAAATAGAAGCGGTGAAATATGTCACCCTTGTAAAAAAGGCTTTAGAAATGGAGGGGGCTATTGTGTTAGTAACGCGAGAGCCATTAGAATAATGCAAACATTTTTACCACATTCAACATTTGAGAGGTGTGCAAAAGCTCTTGATAACAAAAGACTTAACAAACAGATACTTGAGGGTTATCAGATTCTTAATGTAAATTCTGGTATGTCAAAAACAGGTGGCTGGCGCAATCATCCTGCAGTTTTAATGTGGAGGGGACACGAGGGTAGTCTGTTTGAATATGTGCAGTCGATGATAGAAGAAGCAAAGCTTCGTGGCATAAATACCGCGGGTAACGAAAATAACCTTAAGACTCTAATTAATAACATAAGATACAAGTGGAACTACAATGCACCTGATTGGATGTTTGATAATATAAAGCTTATGAAGGTTATGACTACACACAGGGTTAATCTGTTCAAGAAAGATCCGCTTTATTATGCAAGATATCAGGACTCTATGTATAGTCCATACAATATTCCTTGCTGTTCTGAAAGCAAGACTCCTTGTTTATACTACTGGGTAACACACGAAAGTAGAGTACAATAGGACTATGGAAATGATTATCTTAGTTTTAAGCATCTCAACATTATTCTTCTTGGGAGCATATATTAGAATGACAATTAGAGCAAAACGAATGACCGATGCATTTGCTGAGGTTTTGATATCGAGAACCCAGTTAGAGGCAGCTTATGATCGATATGTAGATGCAAAAAACACTATCAAAGATTCAGATGTGCACACACAAAACTTTATTAAATTTCTTTCAGAATCTCGTGATTGGGCCTTTAAATATATTGAAGATGTGCAAGGAGGACTAAAAAACTTTGTTAATGAGATTCAGCCACAAATAGATCATTACAATAAATATGGAATTGCTGTACAAGGAATGGCTCCTCCGCATGATATTGCTTTGAAAAAAATATCAAAAGAACTTGACGAGTTAAAAAAATTCTTACCAGAAGAAGTAAATGATTGACGCTAGAGGGATTCCAACATGTGTGTGTCCAAACTGTGGAGGCATACTATTTGAGGCACTGGTTTCTTTTGATCCAGAAACCTACACGATAGGTATGTATCATTTAGATGTTAGGTGTAATCAATGCGGTACGTTTGCTACTGCCCCAACCCCATTAGATCATCCAACTCAACCCAATGGTTTAATATAAAATTATGAAACAAGTTATACTATCAGTACTAACAGGTTTTGGATGCGGTGCAGTATTTGCTGCATTCAAATTGCCAGTTCCAGCACCGCCAGTCTTCGCAGGGGTGGCGGGAATAATCGGTCTTTGGGCTGGCTATGCTATACTAATAAAGGTCATATCCTAGGAGGAATTAAATGACACAAAAAGAACTTAAGGCAATGCTTGCCTCATATGCTCGTTCTGTAGTTGGTGCAGGGTCAGCGCTTTATGTTGCTGGAGTAACAGATCCAAAAGATTTGTGGGCAGCATTAGTTGGTGCGCTCATTCCAGTAGCAGCACGTGCAGTAAATCCTAACGATCCAGCATTTGGACGTTTGCCAGCAGCAAAGGCTGTTGAAGAGGCTCTTAGCAAGGCTAAGGCTACAAAGAAAAAGCCTGCAAAGAAGTAATACGCTTGTAAGAAACGGGCTTAGAAATAGGCCCGTTTTTTATTTTAAAGAGTCAAATAGTTCTAAATATTTATTTTTAACCGCATCAATAGAAAAATTATTCATTCCTATTTCAAGAGCCTGAAGCTTTATATTTGTTTTTTCTTGTTTTGGCAAGCCAACATAGTGATCAATTATTCTTGCAAGGTCTTTAGGATTTCCGCCATAAAAATCAATTACAGATTTTGCTCTAAACTGTCCAACCTTTTCTGCATCGCACAACCACCTATCCGGCAAAACTGTATTGTTTGGAGATATGTTTGTCATAAATACTGGCATTGCACTAATTAGGGCCTCATTCATTGGCAAACAAAGGCCAGCATATCTTCTTGGAAGAATCATTGCATCAAAGCCCAAGTATAAGTCTTCTCTGTTTTTTATATTGCCCTGCCTAACCTTTACTCTAGCATCTCTTGGTCCACCCTCCATCTCTGTTTGAGAGGTAATAACAAGATCGTAATCTTCACTAGAATAACGTAGCATCTCTAAAACTGTGGCTGTACCATTTCTGTCCCTTGCTGCCATCTTGCCCCCAACATGTAGAATTCTGTTATGAACCTTTGACAAGTTAAGTTCTCTTGCCGCTTCAAAGGTGACGGGGTCAGTAGGAGGCGGTATATGAACAATCTTTGATACATCTCCAAACGCCTTCTTTATTCTATCTATATTCCACAGGCTAGGAGCAATAAAAACATCTGGAATAGTTTGATCAGAATTTTCTATGTTAACCAAAAATTCATAGTTATATTGAAGAACAGTTTTTATTCCCATGTCTCTGGCTGTATCAATAAGAGCTGATCCATAGAAAGTCTCACAAGAAAATATAACATCCAGCCCCTCAAGAAAAGATCTGATCTCTCCACGTTTTGGATAGCCAAGACGAGTTACAATGGGATCGTAATCTTGATACCATTCTAAATTTTGTTTATTTTTATTAAAAAATGATGAATCAATTAAAAGTATTTTTGTTGGTTTTAACATATTTACTAACTCTTTGGTTTGATACCCCAAACCAGTATTATCACATCTTGCAACAATTCCAAGTTTCATTTTTTATATCCCCAGACATCATCATCTGTTGTAAATTTACGGGTACCTTCACGACCATCCAGATGATAAGATCTTTTAATGTTTCCTTCTGGATGATATATCCAAAGCTTATGTTTATTCCAACCCTCTTGACTGAATTGTTTGTAGGGCAGAATATCACTCATGACTATGCCATGAAAACCATCTTCAATAAAAGTATAATCCCATGAGTTTGGAAGCACTACATTCCTATAATATGTAACACTAGAAAGATGAGGTCTTTGACTCCATTGTGCAGTTTGCATAAAACCATTTTCTGTGTTACATAAATCAATCATTAAGTGTTTATGAGAGTTTGGAATTGAAGCCTCAAAATGAAAACGAATAGTGTTTGCTTTATCATATTCAAACATATCTAAACATTTCTGCCAGTCAATATAATCATCTGTCAAAGGAGCATCGCCCTCAACATATAAAAGAAGTGGTGTTCTAATCAGATCGATAGTTTCTCTCATCATTATCGTTTGATGACTAAATTTATAAAATACAATTGGTAAAACATTTTTCCATTCATGTAAACATTTCCATAAAATTTTATTTTTATACTCAT